AGCAAAGATAGCAAAGATAGCAAAGATAGCAAAGATAGTAATTTAGAAAAACAATTAAATTGTATTAGAGATGCTGATAGAATAGAATCACTGGGAGCATTGGGAATATCAAGATATTTTACATATGGTATAATAAATAAGAAAAGTAATATAGATTGTATTATTAAAAACATAGAGCATCGTACGGCAATATTACTTAATCATATTAAAACAGATATGGGTAAAAAAATAAGTGCTAAAAAATATATAATTATTAAATCATTTATAGATGATTACTATAATTCTATACACAATTATCAAAATTATTAGTAAATGTCCTTGTATATGTTAAAAATGGCGGAGTCTTACATTCGCCGAGATGCGAAAAATTTGCTGAATTGTCGCATTTTTTATATTCTGAATTTGTTTTAGCTTTTGATTGATAATCAAATAAAAACCTACCATCTATAGTATTTTTATACATATTAGACAGGTCATATTGCTTAGTCCAATCTCCTTCGTCATATGCCTCGCGTTTATATATACAACTTTTTTTATTAATATTTACACCTTTCATTAAATCGCTTTCATTCGTTTTTATATTATATATATCATTTTCATAATTATTATTAGCATAATAATTATCCATATTTATCGTATTAACAAACATTTTATTTTGATAGTAAATATCTGATTTAGATAATAATGACATATTTTCACAAGATTTCTTAGCACTCAATTCCTTCATATTATAATCAGGGTTGAAATCTATAAAATGATAATTATTCATAATTCTATTTATAGCAAAATATAAATATATTGGATATTATTAAATATGATTTACGATTATTTATATAATAATAAGAAGGATATTAATGATATTATTAGATCTAAAGATAAAATTAATATAATATTATATTATTCTAATTCATGTTGGTATTGTACACAATTGATGCCCGTATGGAATAGAATTAAAAAAAAATATTTAAATGATAATAATATTAATATTATTGGCGTTGAGAGAGATAATATAAAACATATGTTAAAAAAATATAAAGGGAATGTTTTTGGATTTCCTACAATAATTAAAATTAAGGAAGGAAATATAGTAGGGAATTATGAAGGAGATAGAAGCTTTAAATCATTGAATATTTTTATAAAAAAATAATTTAAGGATTTAAAACATATTTATAATTATTATAAATGGAGGATAATTCATCAATAGTAGACGATATAATAAATAATGATAGAGTTGAGCCTTCGGCTGAAGAATTAGAAACTTTTAAAAATCTTGTAAATGATTGGTTTAAATATGACGACCAAATAAGAAAATTGAAAATTGCTATGAAGGAGAGAAAAAACTATCAAAGAGTTTTAAATAATAAAATAGAGGATTTTATGTTTAATTATAAATATAATGATTTGAATACGCAACATGGGAGAATTAAAACTAATATTAAAGAATGTAAGGTACCTATTAAGATGAATGATATTAAAACAAAAATAATACAATATAATAATTTGTCAGGTGAAGAATTGCTAAAAAGAATATTTGAAGAGGATCGCGAAACAATAGTGAAAAAAAATATAAAAAGAATTATACCAAAAGTTTCATTATCTCTATAATAATTATAAAATCACCAAACTATACAAAGGAACAATCGCAATTATTTTTTTTATGTATTATACTCCTAATATTATCATATTCGTAAGATGTTGAATAATAAGCATTTTTAATATTGTTTTTAATTATTGTATTTTGACAATTAGGACAAGGTCGCGAATATTTTAGAGGATTATTAAAACTTTTGGGTCCAATCCTAACTACATATATATCACAATCAATAAGAATATTCCTATTCTTTTTTTTAATATGAGATATAGCAGCTACCTCTGCGTGGATACTAAAATCTCCCACATAATAGTTAAAACCCGATGAAATTATTTTGTCTCGGTATACTATTATTGCCCCGTGTTTATGTGGATACATAGGAGATTTTTCAGCTATTTTGGCAGCAATATCTAAAAATCTTTTTTGTTTTTCATTTGAAATTTTAGGTGTCATATTATCATTACATTCAAAATATTTTGATGTATAGCATCCCATAATTTTTTCATTAAATCTTTCAATATTTTCGGGATATTTACGATATCTATTATTTTTATTGTAGCCTTTCAGTGCATTTCTAACATCCACCATTATAACTTTCGTCAATTATATTTAAGTTAATAATTAATATAAAAAGAAGTCAATTTTTATATTATTGTGGTAGTTCATGTTCATAACATAAATTATGAACTTTTAATGAACTTGTTCTACCAACTCTTTGAGCCCTACCGATCGCCTGTTGTTTATCAACATCCATAGAATGTAAAATAATAACATCAGTTGCGAAACTAATATCTATACCAGAACCAGCATATTGTGTTGTCAATAAAATAACATTGATTTTTCCGCTTTTAAAATCATTTAATACATTCATCATATGTGTTGTATGACCTTTTAGAGAAGAATATGTTATATTATTGTTTGCTAATTCTGTAATTATTTTACTAAAACTATCAACTCTACTAAAAATAATATATTTACCAGCTATATTATTTTTAATTATTTCTATTAATGTCTCTTCTTTTGTCAAAACACCTTTTCCAATCAAATCATATTTTTCAATTGGAATATTTACATTATCAGTATTATTAACTGGTACTATTGCTGTTAGGTTTTGCGTACTTTTAATTTCGGTTCTACATTCAGGACATTTTTTAACATTTAAATTAATATTATTTAAATATTGAAATAAGCAAGACCCGCAGAATAAATGCGTACAATCTAAAATAATTGGGTTTGTAATATTATCTAAACATATGGAACAAGTTTTATTTTTAATTTCTGTTATTCTTTCCGTCAAATCCTTTAATTTATCCTCCAATATTTTAATTTCATTATCAATATTTTTAATCTTGTTGTCTTTTTGCTCTTCTGTAATATCTAATGTCAATATATATTCCCTTTCCTTCTTTTTATTTGATAATGATTTATTCATATCAGAGCAAATTAATTTTGCGATTCCTTCTTCAGTGTCATTTTTGCCTCCCAATTCTTTAATAGCACCAGATATATCATTCGCATTAATTTTTTCCAACACACTTTGATTAATGTAATTTTTAATAACTTTTAAATATTTTGACATTTTACACAAATAATAATTTTCAACTAATACTGGAATATTAAAACTTTCCTTTACAAATTGTTTATTACATTTAACCAATAAAAAATCAATATATTCTTCTTTAAGAATATCTTTAATATTATAATATTGTGAATACGAAGTACAATAATATTTATCACATATATTCATATAAGTTCCGCTTATGAGCCAAATGAATAAATAATTAAATATCTCTATTTTATTTATAATATCATGACATTCGTCAATTATTATTCTTTTCCATTTGTTAATAAATTTATCTTTTTGATTATTATTATAATATTCTAATAAGTTGTTTAATGTTGTATTTTTAATTAATACAACATCATATTTATTAAAATATGATATAATTTCACTTTCATTATTTAAATCATATTCGGGTAGATTTTTCTTTATAAAAGTTAAGCTATCTATTGCCAAATATTTTAATGTCGTACTTTCTTTTAATGTTTTTTCCCACTGAACATAAACAGGACCTCGTGGAACAATTATTAATGTTGAACTTATCATATCACACATATTAGGTGTCTTTTTATTATTAGATACGGCTGTAAAATAATTATAACCCTTAACGCTATGATAGCTATGTGTCATAATATTGTTGACATGTATATTATTTAATGGATTATGTGCTATTATTGAAAGAGCCGTTAAAGTTTTTCCATAACCTACTATGTCACCCAATATGCCAATATTTGTAGATATCTTAACATCTTCGTAATATTCACCATTCCAATCCTTCTTTTTAATTTTGTAATTTATAGAACCTACATTTTCCATATGTATTGCTTTATATAAGCAAGCCAATTGATGTGGTTTTAAAAGTTTTGTTATTTTATCAGGTTGATTAGAACGTAATGAACTATTGTCTATTTCAATATTATATGTAATGTCATTCGTATGCGACATTATAACTATCTATTATAATATAATTATATTTTATATATATTTAACGCAATGTGCGATATTCTACTTGAAAATGATATAAGAATAAAAAGATATTTTTAAAATATGGACTTACAAAATACTGTTTTTGATAACACTGAGGTAAAAATAAATGATGATAAAAAACTTAAAAAAATAATATTTGCTTCGCCTGGAGATAACTTTAGTTCAAAATTTTTAATTTCTTGGACTTCAACAATAAGTAAATTGTGGGATATGCGTAAATACGAGATTATGATATCTCCTGCTACGGGTTCGTATGTATCATTTGTTAGAATGCATACTCTTGGATTAGATACATTGCGTGGTAAGGATCAGAAACCATTTAATGACCTTGATTTTGACGTATGGATAACTATTGATAGTGATATTATATTTACTCCAGAACAAGTAATTGAATTAATTGATTCAACTGATATACACCCAGTTGTATGCGGAATGTATAGAATGTCTGATTTAACAAATTATGCGTTTGTAAAAGACTGGGATATTGAATATTTCAAAAAAAATGGTAGCTTTAAGTTCTGTACTCCTAATGAAATTGAAGAATGGAAAAAAGAAACTGATTTTAAATATTTCCCAGTAGTTTATTCTGGCATGGGTTTTATGGCTGTTAAAAAAGAGGTATTTGATAAAATTAAATATCCTTATTTTGATTCCGAAGTAGATGAAATAAAATGCGATGATGAAAAAATAATTAGGGATATCTGTAGCGAAGACGTTGCTTTTTCAAAGAATATAAATAAGGCTGGTTATCAAATAATGATTAATACAAATATACGCGTGGGGCATATTAAGCCACTTATTATTTAATTTTTTTTATTATATATAATTAAATGAATTATTTATTGTTAGATAATATAAATAATTATTATCCTTTTGTAATTTTATTGGCATCTGTTTTATATTATATATTTTATAATTCTGTATCATCTATAATAATTTTATTAATTGGTGTTTATCTCGGCTATATGATTAATAATATATTAAAAGAATATACATTTATTTAATTATTTTTTTTCGTTTTGTATATTTTCTTCGGAGTGTTCCGCCCTTTTTTTTTTCTTCTTTTGAACTATCAGTATCGTATTCAATATTCTCAATTTTATTTATACTATTATTATCTATTAATGTATTATTAACAGCACAATTATTTTCTTTGTAATCTCCTTTTTTTATTTCTTCTTTTTGTTGCCTTAAAATATCTTGCTGTTCTTTTAATTCAGCTTGCTGTTGTTTTAATTCATCTTGCTGTTGTTTTAATTCCATTTGCTGTTGTTTTAATTCTTCTTTTTGTTTTTCAAAGTCTTCGCTTTGTTGATTTAATTCATCTTTAGGTTGACTTACATTATAATTTTTTAATTCATCTTCTTGCATTTTCATTGTTTCATATTCTTTTTTGATTAAAGCATCTTCTTGCTGTTTCAATAATTCTTCTTGTTGTTTTAATGTTTCTTCTTGCTGTATTAAAGAAGCTTCTTTTTCACTTTTTAATGATTCTTCTACTTGATTTAAATAATCACGTTGTCGCATTGATTTTTGATTTACTTCATTATTCATTGTTTCTGGTTCTCTAAATGTAATATTTTTTCTTTCTACAATTTCTTCATTTTCACCCCTTTCATATCGTTCACCTCTTTCGTTTCTTTCACCTCTTTCTTTTCTTTCATTTAAATTACTATTAGAAAATATAGAGCCAAATATTGTTCCTTCAGTATTTTTTTCATTATCAATATTTGCTTCAACTTTATTTTCAATATTATTTACATGTTCTGTATCATTTATGTTTTCTGATGAAGATGTCATATACCAATAAATAAAAGAAAACATTAATAATAAAAATATAAAAATACCAATTCCTAATAATACCCATTTAAATTGCGACATAACATCTATATTATATTCTTCTTCATCTTCTGTTTTATCTTCTGTTTTATCTTCTGTTTTATCTTTACCTAATATTGTTTTATCTTCTTTTGTACGTTCATTTTCTTTTTCTTCTATTGCTTTTTTAATATCTTCTGATGACAATTTATTAGTATCCGTGCTTCCTGAAGTAGCAGTGCTTCCTGTTGTAGCAGTGCTTCCGGTTGTAGCAGTGCTTCCTGTAGTAGCAGTGCTTCCGGTTGTAGCAGTGCTTCCTGTAGCGGCGGTGCTTCCTGTAGTAGCAGTGCTTCCTGTTGTAGCAGTGCTTCCGGTTGTAGCAGTGCTTCCTGTA